CTGGAGATCCAGTTAAGTTTAGTGTGATTGATTCTTCTACAGGTGGATCAGGAACAGGAACCTTACCTGCTGGATTAACTGCTGGCACAACTTATTACATCAAAACTTATACAGCAAACACTGGAGCAATGACTGTTTCAGCTACCAACGGTGGTTCTGCTGTAAACCTAACTGACGTTGGAACAGCAGCAGCTCCTAATGAGTTTCAAGTTGCTTATGCTGCTTTTGAAAATGTAAGTCAAGTTAGTGAGTGGACTTTTGAAATTGAAAGAGCTGAAATTGATGTAACTACTATTGGTGGTGATCCTGGTCAGTACGTTCCATTTAGAAAGTACATTGCTGGATTTGGTGATGGTTCAGGTAGTGCAACGGCTTACATGACAAACGAAGATGCTTCTCTTTCTAACCGCATGATTGAAGATGTTCTTCAGCGTCAACAAGTCGGTGCAGCATTTAAGCTTTATACAGACCGTGTATATAGCGGTGGAACTGTAAGCGACACTCTTAGTCGTTCAATTAGTTTTGATGCAACATTAACTTCTGCTTCTTTAGGTGTTACTCCTGATGATGCACAAGCAGTAACAGTTAACTTCCGTCCTGCTGGAGTACCAACATTTGATTTTAGTCGTTCATAATAAGAACGGAACTGGAATGTTTTATAAGCCCTGCTCTTTTGCAGGGTTTTTTATTATTTATTACGCTAGAATAATTTCATATAATTTTTTACTATGTCAACAAGTCCTAGATCTGCAAGATCAACATTACGAGCGATAGATCGTTTAAAGAAAGCAGCAAATTTAGAAGCTACAAAAAAAGAAGTAGAACTTTCTGATGGGTCTATTTTTGAGATGTGGGTCGCACCACTAACGATGGCAGAAAGAGAAAGAGCACAGAGAGGAGCTAAGTCTGATGATGCAAATGAGTTTGCATTAAGACTGTTAATTTCTAAGGCACAAGACGAGAATGGAACAAGGTTATTTCAAATGGGAGAAATAGATGTTTTAAAGAATGAAGTAAAAGATGCTGATTTACAGAAGTTAATGTTGGCAGTAATAACAGATGATGAGGATGCTTTAGACCCAAAAGACTAAGCGAAGAGTTACGAAAAGATAATTTATTAATGCTTCAGTTTGGGATAGCAAAAGAGTTAGGAAAATCTTTAACTGAGATACGGCAAATGACAGTAGAAGAGATTGTTGGATGGTCAGCTTATTTCCAAGTGTTAAACGAAGATCAAGAGAAAGAAATGCAAAAAGCTCGAAGACGTAGGTAATATGGAATGAGTTAGGAGGAAAGTTGTGGCATCGGCTCAAGCAAAAATAGATATTGTTGTAAAAAATCTTAATTCTTTAAATAGATTAGATAAAACATTAGATAAATTAAATGCTACAAATCAATCTTTAATTAGTGGAATAGATAAGTTAACTAAAAGTATTAATAATCTTTCGAGAGCAAAAGGTTTAGATGATATAAGTGTTAGTGCTAACAAAGCATCTGCTTCAGTTGGGAAAGTTATTGATAAGACAAATGTTTTACAAAATCTAGGTCGTAGAGCAAGAGGTAATTTTACAAATGCAGCAATTGGAGGAGGAATGGTTGGAGGAGGAGCACTTGCAGGAGGAATTTTAGGTGGAGGGGCTGCTATCAACAGTTCAGTTGGAGCTTTAAACAAAGTTACAAGTGCTTTACACCTTGGTACTACTAGCGTCAATGGTTACGCTGCTGCATGGGGAATGATTAAAAGTGCTGCTATTCCTGCTATTAAATTAATGGGTGCTGCTGTTGCAAGTAGTCCTGTTTTTAGTGGTATTGCAGCAGCTTTATTAGTTACTTTTGGAGATAAAATATGGGATACAACAAAGAAACTTGATGGGCTTGGAAGAAGTATTTTTAAAATAGGACAATCGGCAGGTAATGAACTTCAAACAGGATTATTAAAAGCTTCTTTTGGTTTCAAGCCAATAAGAACTGAAATTGAATTAACTACTCAAGCTTTATTGAAATTAGATGAAAGATTTAAGGCTCCAAGAGGAATTATAACTTCTAAGAATAGAGCTTTTGGAATTAGGCAGAGAGGGACAGCAGAAGAAGAAGAAGTAAGAATGAGGAATAGAAGAATTAATCAAAGAGCTTCTGAAGACTATTCAGCTAGATTTGTTAGACAAAGAGAGATTCAAAGAGGTATAGAGTTTAAAAATCTTCCAACAGTTAAATCTTATAGAGCCATTTTAGCTGTTGAAAAGAAAAGATTATTAATACATCAAAGAAATCTTAGAGCAACTGAAAAATTAAATATGCTTGCTCAAGCTCAAGGCACAACTATTACAGGATTTAGTGCTAATCAATATGGCCCTCAACAAGCACCACCAATACCATTAACAAGGATAGAACAATTAGGTTTTGGTCGTAGAGCAAACTCTCAAGGAATGTTTGCAAGTAGAGGGGGAATGGGTGGAAGAGGAAGAGGGGCTGTAAGTAGTGCAATGATTGGTGGTATGTTCCCTCTTCTCTTTGGACAAGGAGGAGCTGCTTCTACTGGTGGTGCTTTAGGTGGTTTAGCTGGTGGTGCATTAGGAGGAGGATTAGGATTTGGATTATCTTTATTAGGTACAGTTGCAGGTTCTAAAATTCAAGAAGCAGCAGATTTTAGAAAAGAAATTGATAAATTAAATACTGCAATTAAAGGTACAGGTGGAACAAGTGTCTTTACTGTTGAAAAAATCAAAGAATTAGCTAAAAACTTAGGCGTTACAAAAGAAGAAGCATTACAAGCTGCTGGTTCGTTTGAACAATTTGGAGCAGCAGCAAGAGCTACTCTTTTACAAGCTTTTCCTGATGAAGAAACATTTAATTATTTTTCAAATATAAAAAATAATCAAAGTCTTTTAGAAGGGATGCTTGATATGCAAAAGAAAATAGGTTTTGAACAAAGCAAAATAGCAATAGAAGTATTAAGAACACAAGGATTTAGAGCTGCTGAATTGTTCTTATTGACGAAAACATTAGAAAAACAAAAACAAGCAAGAATTGACGCTGCTAAAGAGAAAAATAGCAAGATTGGAGGAGGTGAATTACTTGGAGATTTAGGATCAATGCTTCAGCAAATTGACGAAGCAAATATAAATAAAGAGTTTGAAGATATGAAAAAAGAAGCTGAAGAATTAATTAATAAAACAAAAGAATGGAATAGGGAATTAGAGAAAGCAATGATGGTTTCGCAAATAAAAGATGAATTAATAAAATTACAAGACCCAATGTTCCAAATAGTTGAGGCTGCTAATGCAATAGGAGATGCGTTTAGCAGTTCATTTAAAGGAATTGTTAGTGGTTCGATGAGTGCTCAAGAAGCATTAGCTAATTTATTTAAGCGAACAGCAGATCATTTCTTAGATATGGCTGCACAAATACTTGCAGCACAAATAAGAGCAAAGATTGTTGGTATTTTTGCTAATTCTTTTGCAGGAGGAATGACTCAAGGTGCAAATATGCCTAGCAATCCTGCTGGAATGAGGCAAACAGGAGTAGGAGCAACAGCAAATGATTTAACAAGACATTTCGCTTCAGGAGGATATGTAACCAGACCAACCGTAGGGCTTGTAGGAGAAGCTGGAGAAGACGAATATGTAATTCCTGCATCAAAGATGGCTTCAAGTATGCAACGCTA